TTGGTAAGTAAACAAGCCGAATCATTAAGAGAGTTGATAAATAAAATGTCAAAGATGGTGGATGAATCGAGAAAAAAAGATTAAAAAGTAAAGATACAAACCTTTTTAAACACACTAGAATATATATGCAATAATTTGACAATTTGTTTAAATGTTAATACAATAAATTAATTATCATGTCAAAGAAGTTTGTTAGACCTAAGAATCTTCCTCAGAAGGCGTGGGAGATATGGGAAAAGGTTTATAATAGCAATAAGAAAAAAGTTGGCGAGGCAAGAGCTGCAAAGATTGCTTGGGCAGCAGTTAAAAAGGGATGGAAGAAAAAGGGTGACAAATGGATTAGAAAAACAGCTTCAGAAATTAAATTACCTGATACTTTTAGGGGATCAACAACTGATTTGGGATTACTTGACGTAGATGATTATCGATCAAAAATTGAGATAATGAGGGTGGGGAAATGGGATCATCCTCTTTATGGAGAATTTGAGATTACCCCAGAAAGATTGTCCAGATTTGTTATAAACTTTGAAAATGGAGTAAGAAAAGCTATTGCTATTGATGTTGAACACAAATCAGATGAGGGAGCTGTTGGGTGGATTAACAATTTGACTGTAGACGATAATGATAATCCACAGGTTTTATTTGCAGAAGTTGAGTGGACTACTGAAGGATTATCTCTTATTAGGGGAAAGAAATATCGATTCTTTTCTCCAGAGTTTGCTGATGAATATGAAGATGCAGCAAGTGGAAAAGAATATAAAGATGTTTTGATTGGGGGGGCAATTACTAATAGACCCTTTTTCCAAGAACTCGAAGAAATTGTTTTATCTGAAAAAATTGACAAATCTAAAAAGATGATAAATGGAAAGAAAGGAGGTGAGAGAAAAATGGCGTTAAAACGTGAGGAACTAAAAGCAAAACTACTCGAAGATCCTGAATTTGTTCCTGCTGACGAGGATGAGGTTGATGAAGATGTTTTGGCAGAAGTCAAAAAGGAAATCGCAACCGAAGCTAAAAAGGATGAGGAAGATGAAGGTTCTGATGAGGGAAAGGCTGATGAACCTGACGAAGAAGGCAAAGACGAAGCTGAGGATGAAAAATCCGAAGCTAGTGATAAGACTAAGGGTAAGAAATTATCTGAGGGTCAAATCGCAATCAATGCTAAACGCTTTAAGGAATTGGAGCTTAAGGCTCAAATGGGTGTAAAAGCTCATAAAGAGTTGGAGGCTATGAAAATGAGTGAAACTCTTGGTGGTTACACTTATTCTGAAACCAATCCTAAAGGTAAAATTCTTCCAAAGGATATCAATTTAGTGAAAGAATTTGCTCTTACTCTAGGTAAAAATCAATTGAAGAAATTCTTTGAAATCCTGGATGTTCTCCCACAAGGTAATGTTTTTGGTGAAATTGGTTCAAGTGAGGTTTCTAGTGAACCCTTTGAAGACAAAAATGCAGAGCTTGATAGGAGAGCTAAAAAGCTAATGAGTGAAAATCCTAAGAAATATAAAGAATATCGTGATGCACTGTATGCTGCTGAAAAGCAGATGAGTGAAGAAGGTATTGAATTTAGAGGTTCTGAGAAAGGATTAAAGTAATTTAAATAATTTGCTCAAGGATTAAAAACCAATTGCTAGGGATAATTATTTATCCCTAGTAGTGGGTGTTTAAACCCTAAATAGAAAGGGGGTGAAAAATAAACCTAACGGTAAAATACTATGGCATTAACAAATCAAGGTAAAGTATTACCATTCAAAGCTGAAAGCGATTTTGATGAGGCTTACGTGGTTTGTGTTCTAGGTTCGTCTGCTGATGAGGTTGATTTGCCAGCGGCAACAACCGATCTTCCTTTGGGAATTGTTCAGGATGAGGCTAGTGAGGGGGATTCTATCCCAGTAATGGTTGATGGAGTTTCTAAAGTAGTCGCTTACACATCTTTCTCAAAAGGTGATCAGCTTGCTATAGCGGCAACAACTGGAAGAGTCGATACAGTTTCTGGACTCGATTCATCCTTCAATCCTGAGGCGGCTACCAAGCAACAGCCAATTGGTATTGCACTTGAGGCAGCAACAGCTGCAGGTGAGATTGTGTCTTGTTTAATAAGACCATTCTTCTATCCGTGGGCATAATAGAATATGAGTAAAATTACAGTTCGAGATGTTCATGTAGATCAACCGCTAACTAATCTTTCGATTGGTTATCATCCAGGTGGATTTATAGCGGAACAGGTTGCAACACCATTAAAAGTTAATAAGGAAAGCGATAAATACTATATTTGGGACAGACCGTCTGCATTTAGAGTAGATTCAAGCGGTACTATGTCACTTCGTCCTGATAAGTCAGAGGCTAAAGAGGTTGACTTCGGTCTATCTACCTCAACTTATACGGCAGAAGAATATGCACTTAAGGTGCTTATTTCTGATCGTGAAAAGGACAATGCTGACAGCGTGCTTCGTTTGAGGGAAAGTAAGGTTCAAAGGTTACAGGATTTACTCCTGCTTGAACAAGAAATTCGTGTAAGCTCACTTTTAACAACTGCTGCAAATTGGAACGCAAGTCATACGTCTACCCCAGATGTAAAGTGGGATGCAGATTCTTCTGTAGTTATCGAGAAAAATATTGATGACGCAAAAGAAGTTGTAAGAAAAGCTATTGGTGTTGAACCAAACACAATAGTCATTCCTGCTGCAGTCGCTAAGGTAGTTAAGCGTGATTCCAGCATAAGGGAATTGATTAAATATACTCAAAATAATTTGTTAGTTAATGGAGATTTGCCTCCGACAATATTCAACTTAAGAGTTATAATTCCAGGGGCAACATATACATCCTCGCTTGAGGGTGCGTCTTCAATAACTTATTCAGATGTTTGGAGTGATAATGTCCTCTTGCTTTACATTCCTTCAGGAGTAACTTTGGATTCACCACACAGTTCTAAGATATTTAGGGCTAGGAATTGGGAAGTTCGAAGCTGGAGAGTAGAGGAAAAGAGGTCAGAAGCAATAGAAGTATCTGTTATACAAGATGAGGTTCTTACCTCAAACATTTCTGGTTACTTGTATACAGAGGTTCTTACTTAAGCCGATTGAGGCTTAATATGCTGGATAGGGTTAAAGCTATCCAGACATTAGGTCTTAATGAGAAGGGGCAGGGAGAAATCCCTGCCTAGCTCGTTATTTAATAAGGTTGATAAATAATTTGACAATTTGACTATACTTTTGCTGGGTGTTAATATTTATTTGTATGGCTTACTCCACTACAGACAATATTAGACAAGAGGCGGGATTTACTGGAAACTCTAATATTTCTGATGCTCGGATAGATACTTTCAAAAATGCAGCGTCTAGTCAAATAGACGGCATTCTGGGGAGGGTTTATTCACTTCCCCTATCATCAACCCCAGGTTTACTTGAATTAATTGAAAGAAAGTTGGCGGCTGGACACCTTCTTTTAGAAGAATATGGAAAACAAGCAGAGGGAACATCAAAGGATGGGAAGGCTAAGGTGGAGTGGGCAGAAGATAAACTACAACTAATTGAGGATGGATTAATAGAATTACGGGATTCTAGTGGTAATCTTTTAACTAAAGCTACTAGGGTAACGTTAACAGGTTTTCCTGATGATTCAACGGGAACAGATAAAACTGATGAAGTAGATAAAGATAATCCACCGATTTTTGAAATAGGACAGAAATTTTAATGGCAAAACTTGAGCTAGTATTTAGCATTGAGGGAGAAACCCAACTAATGAGGCGTTTGGGTGATATTTCACGAGATGTTAAGAATTGGACAAGTGAATTTAGACAAGTAGGTGATTTACTTCTTAAAACATTTCGTGAGAACTTTAGATCAGAGGGTAAAACATTGGGAGAACCGTGGTCACCCTTAAAAGCTTCTACATTAATTGAAAAGAGAAGGTTGGGATTTCCACCTGATATTCTTGTTCGAACTGGTAGATTAAGAGATAGTTTTAAATCAAAACCTGAAAGATATGAAGTGGTTGTTTCTAATCCGACACCCTATTTTATATATCATCAATCTCGTAGACCAAGACATAGGTTGCCCCGTCGTGTTATGATGAAAATAGATGATAAGAGAAAACAGTTAATAGTTAAAATGTTTCAGAAAAGTGTTGAAAATATGTTACAAAGAAGAAGTTTTAAATAAAATATGTCTTTATACCAAGATCCTGTAATAAAAAAATTGTTTGATTTAATAGATGCTAATGATGGCGGGGCAATTAAAACCTATTTTTATGGTGATCCTCTACTTATTCCAAAATCAGACCTTCCTTGTTTAATTGGATCAAAAGATACTTCGGAAATAGGTGATGCATCTAATGCTGAGGATTATCACAGAATGAATATTGCTCTTGTTTTGGTAACTGATATACGGCAAGATTTTGGAGATACTACTAAGAATATTCATTTTGGTGATCAAAAGATGTATAATATTTTTGAGGGTAGAAATTCTGATTATAGTTTGAAAACTACATCAATAATAGATATATTAAGAAAGAACACTAATTTGACAAATAATGCACATATTGATTTATCTGTTCCGATAAATGTTAATTATGGTTTTACAATTGGAAAAAGGGGAGAAAATACATGGGCATGGGAAGCATTTTTGACTGTTCCCATATTTTATACTACACTTAGAACATCTTAATATGGCAAGAAAAAAACAAACTAAATCAACAAAAAGAAAATATAAAAAGACGAGGACTAAGATTGCAAAAGTAATACAAACTTCAAGTAAGAAAGTTATTAAAAAGAAGAAGCTGGATGCAGATTTTAATTATGGAGATATTCAATTTCTCGGATATGTAGTTCATCAATATAATCCATTAGAGAGGTGGGGAAGATATAGATTTGTTAAATTTGATATTGAGGTTGAAGCAAAAGATGAGAAAGAGGCAAAGATAAAGATATTTACAATGTTTGGAAAAAGGGAGAAAGGGGGGGGTGAAGATGTCAGTTATTAAAGCAAAAAAAAGAAGTCAACCCTTACAAGAATATAATTTTCCTGTTGAGGGAATAACAATTAAAGCAGTTGATTTAAAAGAAGCAAAATCTAAATTAAAGAATATTATTAATACTACTAAAACTACTAAAACTATTAAAAAGAGAAAGGGGGTGAAAAAATAAAGAACTATGCCTTTAACATCTCCATATACAGGTAGAAGAGCTGATATTGGTATTTCTAAAGAAGAAACTAGAGGAACTACCTCTGGATCTGCTGATTATTGGCTTCCTTATGCTGCTTATTCATTTAACGAGAAAGTTCTCAAAATTCGTGATGATACTGGTTTGGGTACGATTGAAACTCCCAGATCTTCTGATTTAATTAAGCGGTGGACAGAGGGTGATATTGAATTCAATATTTATGATCAATCAATTGGATTGGTTCTTTTGGCACTATTTGGAACAGAATCATTTAGTACCGATACACCAGAATCAGGTGTGGGAGAACATACTTTTACAGTTGAGGCTTCCAATCAACATCAATCATTGGATATTTGGAAGAGTACCCCCACTGAAACATTACAGGCAGGAAATGTAATGATTAATTCATTTACTCTTGCAGCAGTATTAGATCAATATGTTCGTGCAACAGTAGGGATAATTGGTAAGCAGTTTGGAGCTGATTCAGATACAGTTTCTTATGTATCTCAAAATAAGTTTCGACCACAGGATGTATCAATAAAGTTGGCAGCAACAGAAGCTGAACTCTCAGGTGCTTCTAAACTAACAACTATTAGATCTTTTAATTTATCTGTTAATAAAAATGTGGAGGAGTATCAAGGGCTGGGATCAGTTGATCCTGTTGATTGGGTTAATAAGGACTTTGAAATATCTGGCAATTTTGAAATTGCTGTTGAGGATGATACTTATAAAGACTTAACCCTTCTTAATTCCTTGCGAGCTATTAGCGTTAAGCTAACAAATGCAGGGGTAACAATAGGAACATCGACTCATCCAAATCTTGAGTTTATACTTGATCAGGTTGACTTTGATACATTTGATATTGATGAAGCTAACGAAAATGTGGCTGTTTTAACAGCTAACTTTGTTGGTCATTATAGCCAATCAAATTCTCGAATGATCCGAGCAATCCTTCAAAACTCTAAGAATGCAGCCTATTAACTTTAAGTTAAAGCCTAAATGGGCATAGAAGGTCAAAATGGAAAGACCATTAAAGGAAGTAAAACTCCCAAAAAGTGGTTATATTGCAAAAATAATCACTTTCTTAACTCGTGGTGAAGATAAACATATTTATGCTAAGAAACTAGAGGGTGGACGCATGGAATATGTTGATGATGATGTGCAAATCAAAAACCTCTCTGTTAACTTTAGACAAAGACAAGAAGATGCACTAATTGAGGTTGGAGTAAAAGAATTGCATGATGAGAAAGGAAATAAGATGGAATTAGGACAAAAGGTTTTTGATGATTTACCAAAATCAGATTTTAATATCTTATTACTAGAGTTAAATAAAGTATATGCGGGGGTAGCAACTCCATCTAAAAAAAAATCTTAGAGTTAGCAGATAGGGTATATCTTTATTTATCTAATCCTCCGCCCGCACCGTTAGGTGATGATGAGGGGGAAGGATTACCCGAAGAATATATAGAATTTGTTGTTATGAGAAAAATGGGTTGGGATTGGTGGACTTATCGTCAACAACCCAGCTTTTTTCTTGATATGGTATATGCTTTTATTGCTGCCGAGCAAAAAGCTGATAGAATAAGAAGTAAGAGAAAGGAAAAATAATGGCTAAAAACGACATAGATATTAGGGTTGGCTTAAAAGAGGAAGCATCAAAACCCTTAAAAAGACTTTCGCAAGATGTTAAAAGTTTTGCTGATGAATTTAAAGAAGCAACCCCGCATGTTGAAGGATTAACAGCATCTATTCTAAGATTTGGAACTGGTGTAGCAGTTGGTAACTTGGCAGTATTGGCAGCGAGAAAAATACTTCGGAATTTATCTACACAATTTGGAGATACCATAAAAGCTGCAAATGAGTTACAATCCACAATGATTGGGCTTTCTTCTGTTGCTGCTGCGTTTGGTGAAGATCAAGATAGAGCTAGAGAAAGTGCTAGAGCATTGGCAGATGATGGTCTAATGTCAGTTAAAGAGGCAGGAGAGGGTCTTAAGAATTTATTGGCAACTGGATTTAATATGGATCAGGCAATCAATTTAATGAATGCCTTTAAAGATTCTGCTGCTTTTAATAGACAAGGAACATTAGAGTTTGGACAAGCAATAGTCGGTGCTACACAAGGTATTAAAAATCAAAATTCAATAATGGTTGATAATGCTGGTATTACCAAGAACCTTTCAAACATCTTACAGGAAGCGGGTAGAAGTGCCAACGATTTAGGGTTAGTTACCAGTGATGCCGCAGTCAGATTAGATTTATATAATGGAATTATGAGAGAAGCTGCAGTATTTCAGGGTGATGCTGCAAGAGCTGCTATGACACTTCAGGGGGCTCAATCTCAACTAAAGGTTGCTGTATTTAATCTTCAAGCACAAATAGGACAAGCATTAGCCCCAGCACTTGAATTTATGATAGCCAGTATGATTGATGGAACAAATGCTGCTAGACAAGGATTACAACCAGCGTTAGAGGGTATTGCAAAAGCTGGTGTTTGGGTGGTGGGTGTCGTTAAAGAAATGGCTTTAATAGTTAAGACCATTCTTCAACCAGTATTTCAAATGGCTCGTGTAACAGTTTTGAATTTTGTTGAATCAATAAGAGGATTGGCTAAGGTAGTTAACGAGTTAATACATGGGAGATTTAAAAGTGCATGGGATACTTGGATAGATTCTAGTAAGAAAATGGCGGAAAATAGTAAGGTATCAATAAGTGCAATAGTTAAAAATTTCAAGGATTTTATACCAGAATCAACAAGAATAGCCGAACAATTGGGATTTAGGTTAGATAGGATAAATCGTGAGGGACTTAGTGGCTTTCTAAATGTTGTTAAGGAAAAAATGAGTGAAATGCCAACAATTATGAGTAAGGCTGCTAAGAAGATGGCTGAACAGTTAAGAAAGGAAACGAGTCGGTTTGTCAAATCAATGGCTCAGTTAGTTAAAAATTTTAATGATAGTATGCGTGATTTAATTGTTGCTCATAAGGATAAAGTAAGTGAAATTAAAAAACAGATAGCTGATGAAACTAAGAGTTTTGAAAAAGAGGCTGATAAGATTAGAAAGAACCATGAGGATGAAATTAAACAATTTAAAGATGCCATGAGAGAACGATTAACTTCTTTACAGGTTCAGTTAGATAGAGAAAAAGCAAAGGGTAAAAATGCAAATGAGGAAAAAATAGCATTATTAGAAGAAATGATTAGAAAAGAAAAGATTGCATTGGAAGATCAGTTGGCAATAAAAGAAGGTTTGATTGAGGATGAAATTAATACAGCTAGGGAAAAGCATAATGAAAAGTTAAATGAACTACAAACTGAATTAGATGTAGAGATGGAACTTCAAAAGAAGTATGAGGAAGAATTTGCAAAGTTTAAAGATGCGGTAGCTGAAAATGATATAGCCAGACTTAAAAGAAAATTTGCTGAGCAGAAAGCATTAATGATTCAGGAACATCAAGAACGATTGGCTGAAATTAGAAAAGAAGTTCAAGAAGAAATTGCTGTTAGAGCTGGGGCAAGTGTTTCAGGAGATGGTGGGGGTGGTGGTGTAGTGGGAGGCAGAGAACCAACCTTTGAGGAAGCATACCCCGTAATATATAAGGGTTGGGGTGAAACAGAAGCTAGAGCTGACTTTGCAGTTACTGGGGGAAGAAATAAAGCTGGGTATCAGGAATTGAAAAATAGAATTAATTCATATCAACATGGTGGAATTGTGGATAAACCTACTTTAGCGATGATTGGAGAGGCTGGTAGTGAGGCAATATTGCCATTAGATAAACCCAGGAGAATGCAAGAAATATTATCTAAAATAGGTTTAGGTGAAAAGTCAATAACTATAAATGCTCCCATAACCGTTGTAAAATCAGAAACAGATATAGACATTTTAGTTGAAAGATTGGCATTTCAGATTAGTAAAAGTGGAATGATTTAAATATGATTGCAACAATAACACCACAATCAATATCAATGGGTGAAGGAACAAACTATGCAATAATCGGTGCAAGAGGATTTGAGAGTCCTATGGTTGAGGTTGCCAAGCATCCATTAGCGGGAAGACATGGAATAACTGTTCATAGGACATTTTGGAGAGAAAGAATTATTAGATTGGAATTTGCATTAAGAGCGAACACTATTTCAGATTATGCAACTCTTCGTAAGAATTTTATGGAAGCATGGGATTTGCCCAGAAGTGGTAATACGATTATTCCTTTTACCACGACAGATGGTAAATCACTTCAATTAACTGCAAACATATCAAACGTAATAGAGGGAGGGTTTGAGCCAGGAAATATTACTGTTGGTAGGATAAGGGTTGAAATAATTTGTGGTGATCCTAATTTATTTGGTCAGACTTTAAATGAGGAAACACTATCTCCCCCCGTTGCTGGTGGTGTCACATTACCAACAGTTATTCCCTTTGCTCTTTCAACTAGTGGTGGAAGTATGACAATAACAAACAATGGAAATGGAATCAGTTATCCAACAATTAGAATTAGTGGACCAGCTACAAATGCTCATGTGCGTAATTCCACGCTTGGTGTTCAATTTAATATTACAAATCCCTTAACTGCAGCACAATATGTAGATATTGATCCATGGGAACAAACAGTATTATTAAATGGAACTACAAACTGGATTCAATATTTTGATGGTTCTTGGTGGTGGTTAGAGCCAGGATCAAATTCAGTTCAGTTTAATTCTGATGATAATGATCCAGCTGCATCTGTTAGATTACAATGGAGGCATGCATATCTTGGGATTTGAGAATTGATATGTAAATCTTGCCACAAAATTAAAACCAAAAATGGTTGAAAAATAATTAAAAAAATAAGAAGTAATTTTAAGGTATAATAAAAATATGTCAGTAGAAGCATCAGTTTGGACATTTAGAATTAAGGATTCAAGTGGAACTTTAGTTGCAAATCTTGTTAAGATTCAAAAAAGACAAATAAAACTTGGATTAAATAAAGCTGGCGAGGCTTATTTTACTTATGATTTAAAAGACTTTTATGATTTGGCTACCACGGTTAATTTAACTGTCAAATCCCTTTTAGGGGTAGGAAGAAATACCCTTGAATGTGTTAGGAATGATGAAGTAATTTTTGCTGGACAGATTGTTAATGCGAATATTAAAATGGATACTGAAACAGCCACACTTGAAGTTAAAGTGATGGGTTGGTTTTGGCTTTTGGGTTTCAGGTTTGCTGGATTAACATCAGATAAAACCTACTCAAGCACAGATGCAGGAAGTATAGCTTGGGATTTGATTGATACTACACAGAATTTGACTTATGGTGATTTGGGAATTACTCAAGGTACAATCCAAACATCGATTAACAGAACGCTTACATATACACGTAAAAATATCAAGGAAGCGATTGAGGATTTATCGGGAGCGGATAATGGTTTCGATTTTGAAATTACACCAACTAAAGTATTCAATGTTTATTATCCGATTAAAGGAATTGATCGAACTTCAACTGTCATCTTTAGGTATCCAGGGAATATTATTAAATCAATCGAAGAAGTAAATGATGCTTCTAATTTAGCAAATTCTGTTTTGGCAATCGGATCTGGATTTGGCTTACAGGAAATAAATGTTCAAAAAGATGACATATCGGCTCAATCAGTTTATACTTTGAAACAAAGAATAAAGAGAGTTAAAGATTTGAATAATGCAGTAGTTCTTGGAGATATTGCACAACAGGAAATTGATGTTTATGCTAGTATTAACCCATATTTTAGGTTAAAACTGTATGGTGGTAATGGTATAACACCCTCTGTTGAGGATTTTAGCGTTGGGGATACAATTAGATTGATTATTGATAAGTCATTTTGGTCAGAGGATCAGGATTTCAGAATTTTTGAAATCTATATAACAATTGATGAATTGGATGTTGAAAATGTTGAATTAGTAATAGGATTGATATAATGGCAAATCTAAATTCATTGTTCAAAGTAATTCATGATTTATCCAATCGTATCAGTGCATTGGAACTTATTAATCATGCCAAGGTACTTCAGTTTGGCAACATTATTTTGAACGCTGAAACTGGTAAAATTACAGTTGGAGCTAATGATGAAATCGTAATTGATGCAGAAAATGAGGAAATTAATGTTGCCGATGGTTCGATAATAATAAAGGGAACCGAAGAAAATGTAGGAATTACTGTCAAATCAGGAAAAATGACCATTAAAGATGATTCAGAGACAACAGTTATTGATTCAAAAGGAATAGTGAGTACGGCAAGTTTTACTTTTAATACAGTTTATGAAGCTGGTCCTACGCTAGTAACTTCAACGGTGCTGGCAGATGTTCCCAATATGAGTTTAAGTTTTACTCTATCCAGGTCGGCAAATGTTCTGATTTTATCTAAATGTAGTGTCAGTATAGAAGGTGAAAATCAAGACAATGTTATTACTACAACAATAAAAGTTGATAGTAAAGATTTGGACGAATACGCAATTTTTGGAGGAGGAAATCCTGCTGATAATATTCAAAATGGGATGATTGGAAACCATGTTGTAGCAACACTTGCTAGTGGAAGTCATACTATAAAGACAAGATATAAAATAGATGCTAGTATTACAGGAGATTGTTATTTACGGGACACACGCTTAACATATTTAATCTTAGGAAAATGATAAAGAATTTAATTCTATTGGGACTAGTTTTAATTATTATTGGTTTAATTGTAATAATTTATTGGCAAAGAAATTTTATTCAACTACAACCTTTACAATGCCCAGAGTTTAAAATCTATTTTAGTTAATCTCTTGCCTTTAACTAATCTTATACTTTAATCTCTAAACATGGACACATTATCAGAAATACGAACCACAGTACAATTAGACTTAAATATTGGGAATGAATCTACTTTATATTCTCCCACAACGATTGACTTAAGCATAAATCGTGCATATAGAAAAATGGAAGTGCAGTAGATATCAAGTTTTGGCATGATTTATATACCAGTAATAGCTCAAATGGAGAAAAAGGGTTTTATTGGGTTATTGATAATTTGACGGGTGAACAAATTAGTGTTAGATTAAAATTCAGGGGATATGCGACTTGGCAAAGTGGATTAACAGAATCGTAAAATTTGATTAAGTATTTAAAAATGTTACAATAAACTAAATGGCTATATACGTTGCAGCAGTAGATGGAATGACCTCACATGACGCAGCGGACGTCACAAGGTTAGAAACAATTTTTCTTACTAGCGAGGGTGTTGTTGGAGTCACAGGGGATGATTTATCAGTTGAAGCTCAATCTTCTCCAGATATGACTGTTAAAGTTAATCCAGGATCATGCTTTGTTCTTCGAGATGCCCATGCAGATAATGATAATACTCTTAAATTTTGGCATGTTATTGTTACTACCTCAACCAATGTTACTATTCCTGCATCAGATGCTTCTAATCCTCGAATTGACCTTATCTGCGTTAAAGTTGACACAGGTGCTTCTCCAGATGCAACCGCTTCAAATGTAGCCACATTAATTGATGTTGAGGGAACAGCAGCAGCATCACCAACTGCACCAGCAGTTCCTAACAATCATCTTAAATTGGCAGAAATTTCTGTTCCTGCTTTAGACACAACTATTTCTTCGGATCAGATTACAGATTATAGAACTTTTATTGGACTTCAATTACCTTATGCTGAGGGATATAGATTAAAAGCAACTGGGGGAGCTGTTGACGCTCAAGTATATGAAGATTCTGATGGGAATGTAATTATTCGTTCTGCAAGATCTGGGGGAGCTGTGAAAATTGATCCATCACAGAATAAAGTTCAAGTCAAAGGAAGGGAGGGAGAAAGTTATAG